CCGCCGTGCTGGACGCCGTGTGGCACGTATTGGAGAAGGCCGGCGTGGTTGCGGACGACACGCTGCTGTGGGCGGTGCAGTCCTCGCGCTCCTACGACAAGGCCGCGCCGGGCGTCACGATTACGTTCTTGGACTGATTACCATACTCCTTTCAGCGTCCGTAGCTTCCGGCGAATATCGCATGGCCGGTCGTCCGCGTAAAACACAGCCTCGCGCACGCGAACCTCATCGCGGATGACGACGTGCCGCTCCACGATGCGGCGTGACGGCATCGGCGCTGCGTCCATCTTTGCCTGCTCCGCGCGCAGGCGGTTCCAACGGATGTTCACGCGCTCTCTAGCTTTTAGACTCGCGCGGCGTATGCTTTTGATTGTGCTCCACTTGCTCATTTTCGAGTATCTCCTTGAGTCGTATAATTACTTGTTATCTTTCCTTCCTTCCGGGGTGACGGCTTCACCCTTCGGAAGACCGGACACGCATTCCTCGAAGCCGTGGCATTTGGTGTGAGTCATACGCCGCAAAGTCCTGTGCAGTCGTTCCCGAACATCTCGCCCTGCCCGCGCTCGATGTCCGTCGTCAAATCAACTTCGTCCAATGGCTTGAGCGACGAATGCAAGAACGGGATGCCGCCCATGTTGTCGCTCGCGGCTTTCGTGCGTTGCAAGTCCCGCTCGAATTGCACAGCGCGCGCAAATTCTTCCGGCTCCGAGTCGCGCAAGCGCCGCCATTCGGCGTCGCTGTGAAACGGGCAATAGACGCACGCGGAGCGCGGCGGAGCGGGGTATCCCTTCGCCGCCATCCAGCGCAGGCAGTCGTGGCGCTTCATTCCCGCGTCTATCAGCGGCCAGCGATGTTCAGACCACGGTTTGCGCGAGGGCTTCATTCGGTGCGCTTCGTCGAGGCTGATTCCGATCCATTGCACCACGCCCACGGTCTTTTGCCCGCGCTTGATTCCGGCGAGTTTTCGAGCGGCCTTCTCCAACTGGCAGACCTTGTAATCCCATGTGCAGGCACGCCCCATGATTCCGCGCGTGCCGTTCCGGTTTTTCACGAAGGCCGGGATGAGGCTTTTCGTCCACGTCCCGGAGCCATCGCGCTTCGTGCGCGAGTGCAGGCTGGCGTGCGTCATGTCGCCTTTCGTCACGCGAATCACCGGGAACGGCAGGCGAGGCTCCAACCACTCCAGCCAGCGATACACGCTCTGCGGCTCGGCTTGCGTGTCCGCGAACACCGCAGCGACCGGCATCGGCGTGATTTCACCGTGCGCAGCCATCAGTGCCATCGTGCTGCTTTGCACGCCAGCGCCGAGCGAGATGATGTGAATTGGCCCTTCGGCTTTTGCTTTAGAATCCCCCCGCTCCAAAGATGCACTCTGCTTCGTGGCAGGGTCGTGAACTTCAACGGCGGAAAGATAACCAGCCGCATCAGCAAACACGCCTGTTGGTGTGCTGCCGTGCGGAGTGAGGATCTCAGGTGTCGTGCTCATGCGCGTGGTTCCGGCGTGTTGCTGTGCTCCCCGTTCTGGGAACCCGCGCCGCTCTCCGACTCACGCTCTATCACGTTCGCCACCTGCTCCGCACCCCCGCCGCCCACAATGAGTGCGCGATAGTCGCGCATCCTTTTGCCGCGAATGAACTGCGTGACGAGTCCGGTCTGCTTATTCTTGCGCCACACAGAGGCGTCAGTTTTCCCTACGGCTGGCACCACGGAGGCATCCGCGAACAGTTCGATTTGCATCGCCTTGCGCCACACGTTGATTTTTCTCATGCGCCGGATTCCACCGTCCTGCACGCCGATGCACTGATACCCCATCTCCGCCCAAAACGTATTCGCGTCGAGGTCGAACCCGCAGCGAAGCGTCAGCGTGCAAGCGCCCTCCGCGTATTCCTCCATCGCCGCCACCAGCGCGGCCCCGTAGAGTCGCCGCCGCGCGTCGTATTCGATGCACACTTGATGGCACTTCACGTCCGCCCCTTGCGCGCCGACGTAGAGATACCCGCACGGCTCACCGTTGAGCATCCCAAGGAAGATTCGCCCATTCTCCGACTCGCGCTCGAATACGCATTTCGGGTAGAAGCTCAGCGCCTCGGCGTTCTTCCTTTGCAGACCGTCCACGAAGGAAATCAGGTGCGGATGCACCTTCACAATTTGGAAATCAGGGTTGCTCATCTTCTTCGGGTTCTTCGGGCGTTATGTCTATGACGATCATTTTTCCAGATAGGCGCAGGCGCTTTGGTTTAGAATCTCCGCCCACTCCGCTCCGCACCGCATCACTTGTGCGCTCGACGCCCGGCTCTAGTTCGGGGTTCCCAGAACCACGCAGTGGAGCGAACAAATCCGCGCCGGTAACGTCTTGCGTGCTCATGGCGTCCCTCCCGGCGCGGCTTTGTCGCTCACCGCGACGTTCTCCGCCTCAGCGCCGTTGTGAGTAGATGCGGTTTTTTGCCAGCGGTTTTTCACTTCGAGCATCACCGGGCTGTGAGTCCGCTTTTCATTCAGGTGGTCATCCTTCCGCCAACCATCCTTTACGGGCTTCGTCTTCCCCACCACCCGCCAGCCTGCCCCCCGCAAAGACGCGCCGCTTTCCGTTTCGAGGGTGTACGTAATCATCCGCCGTCCCCCCATTGCCTCCCACGCTCGCCAGCACGCGGCATACAGCATCGAGCACGTTCCCTTCGGCGCGGGCTCTATCGTGCAGACGCGGAGAACCTCCGCCGTCCATCCATCCATCAGTGTCGCCGAGAGCGGGTTTCCGACTATCGCGACCCCCACAAGCCGACCATCCACCGCCACGCCGGCAGACCACTTGCCTCCGTTGCGTGCGGTGCGGCCGTTGTGCCTGTGGTGCTGCGCGACGAAATCATTCGCCTTTCGGAGCGTCATCGGAACCATGTATGGCCTCCCACTCCCCGCCAACTCTGCTGCCACGGGCGGCTCTAAATCGGGCGGAGAACCAGGGCTTGCACCAAACGCGCCTGGCGTCGTGCTGAAAAGCTCCGGTTCGGATTGGATAGGCGGCTTCATTGCGGGGGCGCGTCCTCGGCGCGTTGGTGAAGCCCGGCGTTCTTTTTCGCGGGTGCCGATGGGAGGTTTTCCGAGCCACCCCCGCCGCCCAAGAATGCTCGGCTCGAAAGCGGCGCGACCATCACGAGCGGCCAGTTGGCCCATGTGCCCCACGTCTGTCCTGAGAGCGTGTCGCCGTGCGTCACGCGCGTCGGGATGTTCCAGAGCGTTGTGTTGATCATGCACATATCACAGGCGACGCGGCTGATGTCCCACGCCTCCACACGCAGCCGAGGGATGACTTCACGCGGCAGGTTCGCCGCGAACCCGAGAATCATCGCGCCCGCGCCGCACGCGGGCTCGGCGACTTTGATCGGGCCTTCCTTTGGCAGCTCGCCAGCGGAGAGTGCGCCGATCAAGTCGCACAGCGACTTGGGTGTGTGGAACTCGCCGCCGCGCGCCTGCCCGCTACCGAGCGTCTCCATGTAGAGAGTGCCGAGCAGATCCGCAAACGGCCTCGCTTCCATTTCCAGCACAAGCGCGCCGAACGCATCCGCGAAGCCCTTCAGTTCCGGGCCTGTCCACCGCTTCGCTTCGTCCATGTATTCCGTCTCGCGCAGCCCGCCAGAAACGGCGCACGCGCCGAGCTTCACGAATGCCGCGAAGACCTCCGATTGCTGGCGGTGCGTCGCCATTGATTGCAGCATTTTCAGGGCACTCATCGGTCGAGGTCGTAGGCGTGGCTCATCGTGGCGGCTTCCTGCGTGGACATCACTGGCGGCTCGTAGTGGCTGGGCCCGCGCTCGGCACTCTCACGGTCGTCGTAGCGTGCAATCTCTTTCCAGTAGATGCGCTTTTCCGTTGTGTTGACGACCATCGCCTCGACGACGAATGCCGGAGAACAAGGCGCGTTCGCAGAAGGCAGCGCATCCCAAGTCCGACCGTCTAGGTCGCGGCCCGTGGATTTCTTGTCCACGCCACCCCACTGCTTGAAGAAGAAAGCCGTGCGCTCGTCGCACTGGTCGCGCAGAGATTCCACCCATGCGCGTTGCATCGGGCGCGCTTTGCCTCCGCTCTCGCCGCCGACAATCAGCCAGTCAGGGCGCGGCCCGCCGTTCATCACGATTGGCCCGAGCAGCGGCTCGGCGCTCACGAAGTGGACAGTGGCCTCGATTTGCAGCAGCCAAGGCATCCGCTCATCGTAGCGTTCTTGGTCTTCGGCAGTCGTGCCGAGCCACACGTTCGGCATGTGGTCGCGGAACGTGCGCAGCCGGTCGAAGTTTCCATTCATAGCATCGTCCATCAGTCGGGCGATATTCTGCGGGCGTTTCGTCAGCAGCAGCCAGTCGAGCCACGGCGTTGCGTCGATCAGATGCAGCAGTTTCATGCGCTCGTCGCGCAGGTCTTCGCGATCCTCGAACACGTCCGCCATGCTCGCACAGAAGACGCGCTTGCGCTGGCCTTCGGCCTGCGCCGCTGCGTTCCATTTGCGCGGTTCGTTCCAGTGCTTCTCTCCGAAGAATCTGCGCGGAGATTCCACTCCCCACACGGCATTGCCCGTGCGCTTGGCGAACGTCTCGGCGTAGCAGTGAGCGCAGCCGGGCGACACCTTCACACACCCCCACCACGGATTAAACGTGTGGTGAGTCCATTCGATTTTAGAGTCTTGTCCCATGTTAGTCTTTCGTGAAATCGCTCTGCGAACCAGACGTTACCACTTGAAGGGTTCTCGTGCCGCAGTCATCGCACTCGTAGAGGTATCGTCCGTCTGGAGCCTGCATCCTCCATTCAGTCACCGTGTCGCACTCGGTGCATGTCACGGTTACATCGCGAAAGGGCACAATCATGCGCCGGAGCGAACTGCCCTCGCGTGAATGACGATATTCTTCCGGCATGTCGCAGGGCAGTGGCGGCCCGTCCGCTGCGCAGTCGGAGCGTCGCGGCCCACTCACGCCCACACCTCCGCGTCGGCGCGATAGGCGCAGTATGCGCGGACCACGCAGCCCCAGCTCATCGGCTTCTTGGCCTCGTGCTTGATCTCGATCGCATCCTGCAAAATGGTGAGCCACACGCCGAGCCCGTCGCTCTCCAGCACGCGCTTCTGGAGCGCGAGCGGTGCCTCGCCGTAGTTCTTGCGCTCGATGTCGCCGGTCGTGGTGTTCACCACTTCCACCTGCACCCTCACCTCGCGGTCGTGCGCAGGGTCCAGGCCGTATGCGATCGAGAAATCCGCCATGTCCGCCTCGCTCGGGATGTTGGGAGTTTGCAGCGGCGCGATGCGCCGACGCCAGAGCTGCTCCAGGCGTTTGGCGTGGGTGCCGGTGAGCAACTCCTTCTTGCCCTCGTTCGTCATCGCCATCACGATCCCGCACCCGCGGCGGTTGTAGAGTTCGCGGATGAAGTCGAGTGACTCCAGCCCGCGCTTGCCGTGAAAAAGACGGTGCCCCTCGTCGAGCACGAGCAGCA